TACAAATTTTCTCATTTCAAACGCCCATTTTTGAAATGAGATTTATAAATAATTCTTCTTAATTTTTCGTGTTTCATTCTTTGGTATATATTTTTGTGGTCTTTCATAAGCACATTTAAAAATATTTCTATATTTTTCTTTTGGTATTTTGCTTATAACATTTTCAATATTTTCCTTTAATTCTTGTAATAAGAAATCAACATATTCTTTCTTTACCTTATATGCTACTGGTTTCCTATAATGAATATCAACATTACCATCTTTTTTATATCTTTCAACCCATCGCATTAGACTTCTACGAGAACATTTAAATATTTTATATACTTCTTCTTGTGTTTTATCTTCAACTAAATAATAATTTACAGCAGATAATTTATAATCATAGCTTTTATGAGACATTAATAATATTATTATAATATTATAATTAATATAAATAGGCATTTTTTTACAAGGCATTTTTATTTTATAAATAAAATTGATTTAAAGATTTGCCTTTATAATATATATATATATATATATATAAATGATACAAATGACATATCTACAAGATAAAATAAATACGTTTTTCAAAAAAAGAAATGAAATATTTAAAAAACCACTTGAAAAAATTATAAATGTTATGTTAGATAAGTGTAAATACATAAATGGAGAAAGTTTAGAAAGACATAATTGGGGAAATAACCCAATAAAATTAAAACATATCCCAAAAAACATTAATTTACCTTCATTTGAAGAAGAATTATTAAATGCACTTAATTCAGAAGATAATGAAACATCAATCGTAGAATTATTATGGGGAGATATACAACTTGGAAAAAGAGTTCAAGCGTGCATAATTATGTGGATTTCGGTTCATATACTAAAAAGACCAGTTTTATACATTTTTAGAAATTTGACAATAGACCAAAAACAATTACAAGATGATATTATTGGAACAGAAAATTATAATTTTAATATTCAATTTATAAAAACATTATTTCAAGAATTTAATAATGAGCTCCAAGAATATTTTGAAGAAACAAATGTTGAATATTGGAAAGATTATAAACTTCCAGAACTAAAAGATATAAATAGTAATGATATTATTAGTAAATTAAGTAATAAAGAAGCCATCAATTCAAATGATATATTTTGTTGTTTAATGAACCATACTCAGTTAGCAAAACTAAATACGAAATTTAGTGAGTATATTTATTACAATGATGAACTTGTAAATATAACCACATTAGTTGACGAAAGTGATTTAATGAGTCCTACATCTTCAAATGATAGAACTAATGATAATGATAAAAAAGATTCCACTGCATGTGAAATATTGCTTGCCAAAATATATAAAAAAGTAAAATACGCATTACATATTACAGGAACAGCACATTCATTGTTATATAATATAACAACAAGATTAAGCGACCATACTGATATACAAATTAAAATATCAAAGGTTCATAAAATGAAAAGGTCAAATAATTATTTTGGATTATTTAATAGTTCTATAAATTTTGACACAACACTTGTTGAATCTTGGTGGGATTATCAAGATACAGAAAATCATAAAAAAAAAACTTGTTATGATATTATTGAAGATTATAATATTAATATAAAAAAAATAATAGAAGACTTACTTAAAAGACCTACAATTACATATAATTCGTTATTGATTAGTGAAGAAAAAATAAGAGCTAATCAATTTTGTTTAGTAGATAAAATAGTCAAAGATTTCCCTGATTTGTTTATCGTAATATATCATGGAAATTGTTTAAGATTATATTTATCAAAAAAATATGAACAAGAAATAAAATATTGGTCTGAATGGGACTCAAAACAATCATCAACAAGTCAAAGATTATGGCAATCAGGAGGAATATACGGCTCATCTATAGATACTGAAAAATCTGAAAAACTACCTAATAATTATTGCTATTTCAATATAAATACAAAAATATTAAATATAAAAATTGTTTATAAATTATTAAGAATTTTATTTGAAAAAAGCGATACACAAATTTTATGTAAAACAATTATAACAATAACAGGTAAATATGGAGAAAGGGGATATTCTTTTACAAGTGACGATTATGATAATTATTCATTACATTTAACAGACCAATATTTTGTGTCTCACGCATCATTAAACTGCACTGACATTTCACAACGATTAAGATTACAAGGAAAATATAATGACTTAGAAGTTGAAAATGGGAGTATGAAACTTACTTTATGGACGACTCCTGAATTACAAGATATAATAAAGAATTTTTATGTAAAATTTATAAAAGAAATTGAAAAATATATTATGGGTTGTGAGACTTGGGAAGAAATTAAAGATTTATTAGAAAGTATAATAGATAATGGAGATTTTAAGTTTGGTAAATATATGAAGTATATTGATGTCTCAAAGAAACGAAAAAATTTAAAACCAATTAAACATTATGACAGCAAAAATAATGGTTATAAATTAATTATTATTGATGATATGAATGATACTGAAATAAGTGAATGGTGCAAAGAAACAAACTTACCTGATTATATTTGTGTTAATGAAATAAAAGAAATAAATATGGACGAATTTATTGATACTTATGGAGATAATGAACCTATTATACATTTTATACCGATTGAACATGATGTTAAAATGATTAATATAAATACAATGATAGATAATTATGAAAAAGAAAGAGGTGTAAAATTAGGGCATATAACAAATGAATGGATTACAGAGAGAGAAACAAAAAAAATAAATAATATTTGGTATGATAATATAAGAAGTAAATGGAAAAAATATACAAATAAAGATTATGAAAAGGAAATAAGAGCAGGACTTATGAAACATACAAGGTTTTTCAATTTATGTTATGATGAAATAACTGATAATTTATTACTTGCAATTAGATATTGGAGTAAAAATAAAACTTTGCCAAAACAAACCAATAATTATACAAAAAAAACTCCATACATTGTCAATGGTGATAAATTAAAATATTCTGTTATTAAAGAAGAATATAAACAACAAAATATTAACGGATATATAAATGAAGAAGAAGATTTTATAGAAGATAACAATAAATTTCCAGAAAAATATTATTGGAAAACTCCTGATGGTTGGTTATATTTGTATGATAAAGATAAACCAGAAATTATTTCGTTAGATATAGTAGCTCCTCTACTTGTTAAAAATGTTATACAAACAAACATTTCAACAGAACCATTAATTAATAGTGATATATTGTTATTCGCAAATTCGTGTTGTAAAAAAACAGAAAAAATAAACTTAAGATTTGGATTAAAAGATATATTTAAAATATATGAAACTTGGTGCAAAATAAATGGTAAAAAATGTTTTAAAACGCAGAAAAAATTTAAAGAAGAGTTTGAAAAAATAAATTACAAAGAAGAAAAAAGCAAAGGAGTTGATATAAATAATAATACTGGTAAACGAGGTTATAATATTATGGTTTCATTATAATTATATCTATAAAATGGGCGTTTGAAATGAGAAAAGGTGTAAAATATTATATGTATAAATTGTAACTGTTTCTTATTAAATTAATCAAACGGTGTAATTGGCAAGTCATCTCTTACAAAATACGCTTCCCCTTCTTTTGTCCATTGTATAACCATTGTAATTATTTCAACTCCTGAATCAATCGCTGTTTTAAATGCTTCCCTATATTCCGGATCAATTATTGATGGTTGAAACCTATTTACATCCGTTCGTTGTATAACATAACACATTATACAACGAGTTTTCGTTTCCCTTTTTATTAATGTTAGTTCTCTAATATGTTTTAAAGCTCTTGGACTAACAGGGTCAGCACTTTTCTTTCTGTATCCATCTGGAAAGTATGCAACTTTTGTATCAAATGGTCTCCCTGTAAAATCCATTTTTTTCCTGTCAACCGAACTAACATCCTCATAATCAGCCAATGGAACATTTTTAACCTCCATAATAAACGGTATACCATCTTGGTCTACACCTGTGAAATCGAAACGCGAATCTACCTGGTCTTTTATATAAATAGCTGTTTCTCTGCGGTATTTTTTTATATTTTGAAGTCTTGATAACAAATTGTTAGTTAACGCGGTTTCAGTTAATTTTTCCGCTAATTTTGGATGTATACCAATAATCTGTTCATTATTATTGCGTTCATTACCATTGTGTTCATTATTATTGAAACGTAAAACAGACAAATAAACTGTATGTGTGCATTTCATATTGGCCTTATTTTTTGGGACAGTTTTTGTTTTTGGCTCTGGACTTACAGCCATTAATATAGATGCGTTTACATCTGCTAATCCACAACATCCTAATGATGCAGTATGAGCCAGCACTTGCTCTAAGGTATCAATGCATTTTACATCTGCAACATATGGGGTTTTTATATATTGTGAAGGTCTTTTTATTACCTGGCCTTCCATTAAATTATCTATTTTTAATAATAATTGGTTCATTTTAGAATTATGATACTAACAATAAGTATTGTAATTTTTCTTTCAATTTTTTCTTTTGCTTCATATATTTTTTTCGTCTTTATTTGTTAGTTTTACGGGTCTTATTATTGGTATTTTTATTATTTTTATTGGTATACTGTTTGTTTTTCTCACTAGTCTTATTATTACTATTTTTATTAACCTTCTGCATACCATATGCATAAGCCTCTGACATTGGTGATGGCCTATATTGGTAACCAAATATATCAGACCACGCTTCTCTAATTCTTTCAAATGTGCTTTGACATTTTACAACCGACTTTTGAAACAAATTTGCTGTTGTTCCTGGAAATAGTTCTAGTTCTATTGTTATGTAAAATGATAACTTAGATTTACTATCTTTTGCCTTATTTTGAGACACGTTATATGGCAAACGCCTCTGGTTATAATATGGATACGAATATGGAGAACGCGAAGGAAAATACATTGGATTATTTTGCATATATGGATTCATCTGTTGTCCATAATAACCAGGTGCTGCAGGATTATACCCAAGTTCATTATAACCAGGCGCATTATAATTTACGTATTGTTCGCTAGGTCTCAATGTAGCAGCACCTCCTGATAAATTAGCTCCTGATAAATTAGCTCCTGATAAATTAGATAGTTGTTTATCATCTAACAATAGTTGGAGTTCCTTTGTTCTAGCTTTTAAGTCACTGATGTCGCCTTTCAATAAAGTTTTTTGTGTTCTTTGTTCGGGAGACTTATCTTTTATTTTCTTTAATTTTTTGTATTCGTTTGATTTATTTTTCAATTCACTTTTAACATTTACCAATTCAGTTTCTAGAGCATTATCATTCATTTGGTTTTGTATTTGTATCATAAAATTTGTAAAAATGTCTTGCATAACTCCAAAATTCATATTTATATCAGGATTGAATCTAGCGCAATTATTAAATATAAAATACTGAATATAAACAGGTATTTCTTCAAACGAGTAAAGAAAGCTATTAGTGTTTGAGTTTTTAACATATTTATATTTTAGAAACGACTTACCGTCTGCTTGTTTTTGTGGAGACAATAGCAAATAAATATGGTCAATGTTATCTACATTTTTATCTATATAATTACAGTTTACACGGAATAAATTTGTGATATTTTTATTGGATAATGTAACTCCAGTTACTGGAATATTTTCCAAAATTTCATAACCATTGTATAGGTCGTATCCTGTTACTGTTTCTGCTGAAGAAGAAGAATTATCCGTTTCTTGAATTTTTAAAACTCTATATTTATGGTTTTTATAATTAACGATATCTCCTAATTGTATAGACTTGTCATCACGCGGAAACATTTCGAAAACAATGAACTTAATTTTTAATACTTCTTGTAAAATAGCAAGTATTTCCGTATCATTAATATTCGGATTAGGATTTTCACTTGTTACCAGTTGTTTCAACGAATTAACAGTAAATAGTTTTTTTCCGTCAATTTCTTCTGTATATTGATTATTGGTTTCGCTTTCATTCAAGGCCAATTCGGTATTTAAGAGGTCGCTTATAGCAGCATAAATACTTTCGGTTGTGTTAGTTCCGGCATTATTATATACCATCCAATCTAAATGGTCTTCTGGTTCTCTGTCTAGAGTTATTCTATCATACCACGCATCTTTTACTACACTGCTAATATTATATATAAAATCACTAGTAGCTTCATTATCATAATTTTTGATAGTCTTCTCTAACCAATAGCTACTTCTGAAAGAGTGCTCAGTTATATCACTAAAATTTGAGATCAATAATGATTGACATTTAGTTATAAACCCATCTTTACTAATACTAGGAGTAATTATGTCTGCTATTTGCTCACAATTATTAACAATATTTTTTCTGGACTTTTGTATAGCCTTAATTCGACCTCTATATACAAGAGACGACTTATCATTGATCCTTTTCTTATTATTTAAAAAATTAGTATCCTTTAAATTTTCGGCATCCCATAAAAGAAATTCTGGTATACGTTTTTCCAAACCAAGTGTTTCATCATCTTTTATGCTACTTTCAATAGTGTAATAATACTCGTTTAATGTCAGAGAATTTTCCAGATTTAATTGATTAACGTTTTCTTCGGCAACATAAACTCTATTTTGTCGTAAGCATACGATTTCAAGTAAGTATATGTATAATATTATTGCATCATATGCGTTTACTTGTGTTTTCATAGAAGCTATATATAACCTCTCTTGATTTTCATCTTCCGTATATTTCAATGGTTTTTTTCCATTTGTAAAAGGTGGAATACATCTTGTTCCGTCTTCTTTAACCAAATACCAATC